GTACCGGATCCGGACGGCTTCGATAGATGCGCGATCCCACGCCCGTCGTTCCCGCCAGCGTAGTCTGCACCTGTGCCATGATCTGTTCGCGTTTGCTCGTCATTTACTCAAATATGCCTGATACAATTTACCGTCGCCAATCGCCTGAACGTGGTTCACACGGTAGGACGATCCGTTGACTGTGATTGTCGAGTTGTTTTGCAGGTTCGGATATTGGCCCGCAGGGTACGTGATGACATACTCCGCAGAGACGATACCATCCCCTATAATTTGGTCTGGGTAATCGAAAAGAACTGACCCCGTGTAAGCCCCGAAAGTCGCGGTTACAGCAAAGTCGGAAAAAAACGGGGTCAGATCTTCGGTGAACATATTAGCTAGGATACTTTGCAGCGGAAATTGCAACTACAGCGTAGGTGAAGGACGGAGTTGTCCCACCAATTGTAGAAACCGAGCGGACATAACGTTTCAGGTTATCCACTACAGCCACAACCTTCTGGCGGCTCGCCGAAGTTGTATACTGTGCGAACGTATAACCGGAGTCCACCCAAGTTGAGTTATCATCCGAGTGCTGGATTTTCACAGTGTTGGTCGGGGATGTACCAGTTCCGGCAGCAGCTTCCAGAAGGAAAGCCACTTGACCGCAATACTGGGCCATATCAACTCCGGTTCCGTTTGTCGATGCGGTTTCAGCACCAACAGCCTTCAAAGACAGAGCGGTGATTGCATCACCAATGTTATTTGCATAGGACATTATTTTTTACCTTTCTTCGGTTTTGCGTCAACCTCTTCGGCCTCCGCGTCAGTTTCAGTTTCGAAGCCATCCAGCGGATCGGCCTCTTGTTCAGGTTCTGCGACAACGTCAACAGGTTCGACGTAATCACGCGCCAAGCCGAAGGATTTCAGCGTTCTGGCGGATGTATCTGCGACCTCTGCGACTTCGCCTTCTTTCAAGACGATGCCGTCGGCCATTGTGTCAAATAGGATTTCGAGCTTCATTCTGCGTGTTGGGGGGAGAGAACTCCCCCCACTCCCTTATCACTAAGCGCCACGGCAGAAGGAAACAGGGTGACGTACCGCAACATCGCAATCTTGGAAGATATTGATACGGACAGTTCCCTTGTTCGATCCGGTGTATGGGTCGACAGTCAAGTCAACGCCAGACCAGAAGCCCAACAGCAACTCGGACCAGTTACCGAACCACACTTCACCAGAAGCGATCTGGTTAGAAGCAAACGCGCGGTATCCGTTGACTTCGTTGTTTTCCCACAGGTAGATCGGCTGCGCGGAAACCTTCGGAGTCGACTTCATGTTTCCACGAATGGTCGCGTTTGTGATGTAGGCCATGTTTCCGATGTCGGCGTTCTGGGCCGCGATCTTCGTTTCCATTGCCACAACTTCCGCGAAGGTCGGATTTGATCCGGATGCGAAAGACTGGGTCGTGATGCCGGTAGTGTTCTTCAGACCGAGAGGCTGGGAAGCCGAACCAGTACCGTAGAACGAGACGCGATCAACTTCCAAGGCCAGAACTTTGGCCAAGTCAGAACGAACCATGTTTTCAACGTCAACCGACGATTGGATCATCAACTTACGACCGATATCGGTATAAGCCGCCACAGTCTTCGGATTCATGGTCACTTGATCAACAGACTGCTGGCTTGCAGAAGGCGCGGCGTCCTCACCAATCCAGTAAGCGGTTGCAGCACCGTTCTGACGTGGGATTGCAATGTTTCCGACCAAGCCGTTCAGTGTGGTTGCACCAAGCTGGGCAACAGCCAAACGGTTACGCAGGATTTCGATAAACGAACCAGCGACCAAGTCAGTCTGAACAGTGTGACCACCAGCCGAACCAGTACCGGACACCAAAGTACGTTTCGCGCCCATTGGAGCGGCGAGAACGTCATACGGAACGGTAATCCCACGGGATTCACGGCCCATTTTCTTGGCGGCCTCGCTAGAGCATTCAAACTCGAAAGAAGCTGCACGCTGTGCGGCTATATCGGTTGGGTTTGCCAGAGCGTGCATTACGCGGAGCATAGAATACTTGCCCAAGTCGCGTTCGCTCATACCAATTTCGCCAGTCTCAACAGGCTTCATGGTTCCAGCGCGTTCCAAAATCGCAGAGTTCAGAGCATCGACGGACTTGCCTTCTGAAATGTACTGGCGTGCGAGATCTTCACCGCCGAATTTGGCGAACTTCTGACCAACAGCGGTCAGGTCGGCCATGCGCTTAACTTCAGCAGCACGAACCTCATTTTCAATTGCGCGAACGTCAACAGCAGGCGCAACTGGGGCGGCGGGGGCCGCGATAGTTTCAACATTCATGTTAGATTCCTTTTTGGTTTCAATGGATTTGGTGTCAGATTCGAGCGAACGCCCAACCCCGACTGTGTTATCAGCCGGAATTGATACAATGGAGATTTCGAAAGGTTCGAAATCGGTCACACGATACGCGTCTGTGTCGTTCGTGCGAGATTCCAAAACCATCTCATGCACCATGTACCCGAACGATACCTTTTGGCGGATACCGTCCAGAACGTCCTGAAATACTTCATCAGCGTGTTCGCCTTTCCCAAAGCGAACGACTGCCCGCGCAACGCGATCAGCCCCGATGGATACGGATTCCACGACCCCGATCTGACAATCTGGATCATGATTCCACAACAGTGGCGCACCGTCTCGGAGCCGACCAAGGCGCATAGACTGTTCCGTCACGTTGAGAATTTCATAACCGAAATACCGTTCGTATGGAATTTCGGAGGCAAACGCCAATTCAACCGTACGGGAATCAGCGTTTATATATTTCTTTTCTACTTTGAAACTGCGGAATTCCTTCCCACCAGCCTCAATCGGGTTTTTCTTTTCTGTCATTTCAACTCAAATTCTTTAACTTATACAGAGTGCGAAGATAAATATCATGAAGCTCGTCAAGTAGATTCTGCAATCCGGAAACGCCCTGCGTAATGCTATCCCGATTCGCTTCGATGAAATCAACATCCGACTGCAACAGTGAAACAATATTCGTGTCTTCAACATCATAGTCTGGAATTGCCCCAATGAGGCCAAAGCGGCCTTGGTACGATTCCACCAAGTCATCAATTGCCCCGATAATATCTTCGTAGAAGCTGCCAAGAGCCATGTGTGTGGCGTAGCTTCCGACGCCAGTTGTTCGCCAGTGCATGGTATGTGCAGCGTTTCTTGTAAAAAACACTCTAGCGACCAATTGCTCAATCATTCGTCTGGTAGCTCCTCGAATTCGTCGGCGCGGATACTGCAAACGCTGCCATATCCTTCGAAGTCGATATTAAAATACACGACGCCGTCGCTGACATATTGACTAACTAGATATCCCGTCTGTCCGCTCAAAATATTGACAAGCTTGTGTTTCGACGAGGTTTTAAAACGATACATTCAGGACTCCTTATACATACGTGAGGTTTACAATAACGTCACCCGCAGCAACGGCAGTAGTATCGTTATCAGCATACGCCCCCGTGATTGCATAACCAATCCCAGCGGTGAAGTAATACCCATACTGTCCCAGAATTTCTAAAAGCGGCAAGTTGGAGGTCGGCAATACCTGCAAAGTAAACACAGGAGTGTCCGTTCCAACAGTCGGCGCAGTCGCTTTATTATAAATTTTAAAATATCTCACAGTAGCAGAGTTGTTGCAAATAAGACCCGTTGCCATACGACCACCAGACGATTTCACAAGAGTCGAGTTTGTAGTAGCAGCAGAGATCAACTTGTGAGGGGTTAGAGAAACCCCCGAACCAACGGTTGCTGACACTGCCGGATAGTTCAGCCATACACCAGATTGAGAGGTAGCGAGTGTTCCGCCTTGAACAGCAACAGGAGCGGCGGACGCGAGGTCGGAAGCTGGACGGTTCAATGTTTCGACACGTAAACGGTCAAAATCATAAACACGAACGTAAGAGATCCGCATATCGGCGCGTTTTATAATCGCCCCACCGCATCCGGTAGCACCGAAGTTTGCAGGCGGAACGGTCGAGCCAATCGGTTCCAATTCCAGAATGGTAGTCGCCACACTGCGGACTTTCCACGAACCATCACATCCGAGGTCGCCGCCGTTGGTGTTGTTCCGAAGGCCGTGCACGTTCACGTAGTCGCCAATCAGCAATCCAGCCCATGTGGTGTTCCCCGTGAGGGTCAAGGCCTGCTTTCCGTCGGCAGCGGTTGCTAATGTGGCAGACACAGCGACAACGGCGTTATAGCCGAGCGCAGATCCAAGGTTTCCACCGTTTACACGGGCAACAAGGCCACCGTATCCGGTAGCTGTGACAGCCGCGCCCCAGACGATTGTGAACGTGTACGGGTCCACAACAGAAGCCACAGACGTGGCGACTGTCAAGTTGGCAAAGTTGGTTTGATCGCTAGACCCGTACATCACGACCAAATCGGCCAGCCCAAGCCCGTGAGGGACGTTAGTCACAACAGTTGCCGTCGTTGTGCCTGTCTTCGTAGCTGAAATGATACGGCCAACAGGAACAGACAGGGCGCGGCTATTCATGCCACGAAATCGGACGGTGTATTTCTTCCCGTTGTTCGGGATAAGCTGTGAACGGGTTAACCTATGGCTTGACTGGGCCGTTGTATCCAGAAGCGAGTCCGTCCATTGAACCCGATCGCTAAAAAGAGTCATCCGATACTCGGTTGTCGGCGTGAATGCGTAGTTATATGCCGAGTTCACCGCCTGAACAGAAGCGGTGCTTGCAATCGTTAGAGAATGGTTGGAACTCAATCCGCCAGATGGATATTCGGAACCAGCGTCAGCACGGATATAGAACGACGCGTTTGTTGCAGTCGTGTTTTCGAAAATTTGGGAAATACCAGACTTCGCATAACCAAGGCGCGAACGCTTAGCCACAAAACCGGAGGTATAAGGCCCCATTGTGAGGGACGTAATCGCTCCCATTGGGCCAGCGGTGACAGTGAATTGGGTTGGAGTTGGTGTAGATGCGACTACAACAGCGGGGTAGTTGCAACGGCTGTCAGAAACACCGTAAATCTGGATCGAGTCACCAACGTTCAGGCCGTGCTCGGTTGCGGTTGTCACGGTCAAAGTGGTTGTAACTTGCGAAATCGACGCGATTGCTACGGCCTGATAGGTTGGGAGTGGATCGTCGGTGCTGACGACTTCCATAGAAAACTCTGTGCCCACCGAGTTACGGCTGAGGTGAATCCCAGCGCAAACTTCCGCGGGTACCCCCATATAATTATTACAAGTTACGTTTGTCTGCGTCCCCTGCGACAAAGGATCTTTTGAAATGACAATATAAGAACAGCCAGCGGCGTTTCCGTCCTGAACTACAAAGTCACCAGCACCAACATCCACGGACCAATTACCATTCGGCCACGTGTCGAAACCTTCGCGCATCGTCTTATTAAATGTCATTTTATCTTACCTCGTGTTGTATTTTGTCACAGTGGTTAAATCAATATCAAGCGTTATTTTGCGGATCTTCCGTTTCTTGATCCGCTGATTTTGAATCCGCAGAATTCGCGTCCGGATGATTCGGATTCGCGGCCTGCAAATCAAGGTCCAGTTCTTCAATCATGGCCTCTTCTTCGGCCAACTTCATAAATACGTCTTCAATATCTTGGCCCTGCTCCGCGATTACGTCAGTGCGAGACTTAAATCCATTATTGACGGCCTGAATGTTCGCCTGAATATCCTTCACAGGGTCAACCCACTGCCAACGACGTCCCTTCCATGTGGCCTGATTGAACTTGTCGAATTTGGTGACGGGCAAAGTCGATCCGTTTGGCAACGTAATCGCGCCAGACAGTAACGCCCATTTCAGCCATGTTTCATAAACATCATCCATGAAATGTTCGATCAGCCAGTTTTGCAGGCCCATCCACACTTCGCGCTCTTCCAAGACGCCAGCCCGAATACTTGAAAAGTTCACGCCCTCTAGGTCGTTGGCCAGCCCGTTGTATGAAACACCAAGTCCCGACGCGATCCCACGAAGCGCAGCTTTAACAAATTCCGCGTACATCGCATGTGGATAATCCGGATTAAACGGCGTGAAGTCATACCCTTGCGGCAAAACGCCGAACACACCAGCGTCGGCCTCCGTCATCAGGTTCCCGTTGTCATCCACTTCCGTGGACAACGCGCTTCCGTCTCCATCCGGAGCCGTAAAGAAGCCCATTTTCGCGGCCCCTACACGGGCGGCAATGATTGCGGCCTCTTCGTATCCGCCAAGGTTCCCAAGCTGCACCATAGCGGCGTGCATCCAAGGGATCCCCCGATTCTGTTCAGGGCGATCAGCAATAAACAGGTGGTACACGTCTTCGACTGGGATGCGCTCCCGTGTCGAATAAGACGCCGTGTAATACTGGACGTCAGAAGGGTGTTTCGTCAGTACGTGATAGGCCAAAACCTTCCCGTATTTGTTGATTTCAACGCCCATCTTGATAGCAACGCCGTCGTCACCAGCGGGGACGTTCAGCATCCAGTCCAAGCGATCAACATCAAGAATCTGCAACTGAAAGCCGTACTTCCCGTATCCCTTGCCGTACAGCTTGCGAATCAAACATTCCCCATCACGGGCCAAGGCCTTGACAGCAAGATTTTGAATTTCAAAGAAGGAATGCGTGCCTGTCACGTCGCAGTTTTTGCGCTTAGACCAATCAGTAAACGCCTTTTCGATAGCATCGTTGGCCATCCCGTCGACTTTCGTCTTTCCCTTGGCGTCCTTTTCTTGAACGCGCACGACAAGAGACATTCCAGACGGGCCAATGATATTCGTGGCGCACATGTTCATGAACTTGCGGCCATAGGGGTTGTTGACAGAGAAGTGACGCGAACGGACTCGCAATCGGTAAAGACCGATTCGCAAATCCCAGTCCATAGACTGCGTTGTGGTCGGCAAGCTAGAGAATAAGCGGCCAACAGCAGCAGCGTCGAATGAACGCTTTTTCGATTGTGTCTGTTCGGGAGGCTTGTTTCTCTTAAACGGATTCCACATTAAAATCTCACGTAAACTCTATTATTTGTTGGCAAACCTTGCGCGATTCGTTCCGCCCGTTCTTCCGACAAAACGATTGCCTTGTATTTATCCCGCAGAACAAGAAGGTCCGCCAATGGCGTCCTTACAAGTTTACGGCCCTGAATTTCGTATGACTGCTGATCCAAAGAAGCGCGATTCAGAATAATGGCTTCGATAGCGTCAAGTGTTTTCTTCGCGTCAGAGCGGTTGTCAAGTGTCGTCGCAGCGGCAAGGTTCGGCAGCACTTTGATCGTGCCCTTGCCGACCATATAACGTTCCGCGCCCTTGGTTACATAACCCTGCCAAGAGTAAGTCCCAGCCGTATAAGGCGCGGTCGTCGCAGCGGCCACTGAAATCAAATGATCGTCGTTCGATGCGGAACCCGTGATCGAAATCTTGGCCGTCGCATTGATCAGCGTATAGGTAAGCACCCAACCAGCCGAAGCCTTGTGGTCCGAATCGACAATCGTCCAAGTCCACGTATCGCCTGCGGTTACTTCAGAGGGAACAACATAATCGGTCAAAACATCACCAGTTCTTTACAAATCCGCCCTTTCGGGGACGCGAAACTGCCGGATTCCGCCGTATAGGAGGCAACGGCTCGTCCTCAATGGTCGGAGGTGCGGTCTCAACTTCCATGACAGTTTTCGCGTCAATCGTAAGTTTATCTAAAACTTTTTGCGCTTGCAACCATATATTTGCCCTGTTCACACGTGTGTAAAAGTATTGTAGGGCCGCGTATGAATACACTTCGCAGTCAAGGGCCTCGTTTCGGTCCCCGTCTTTCTTCCACCAGACGCGCTTTGGAAACCCGCCGACATATTTCGTGATTTGTTTCTCGGATGTCAGTTGTTTGAAATAGTCATCAGTAAGCCCAATTGGGAAGTGGTACACGCCAGCCCAGTTTGCGTCCGTCTGGCCGTCTGGGTGCCCCTTTTTCAGCCTCCCGTATATGGTGGCCTTGATCGTGTCTGTCCCGACCATCCACAAATCGACGCCCGATTTGATCGTCTGATTTCGGAAATTTACATCCTGCTTTGACGGCTTGCCCAGCGCGGGCCGGTTCGGCGTGTTGGAACCCTTTACCGCGATAACGTGGCGTTTCTTGCGTGCACGGCAGAACATATACGCTTCATGCGTAAAGTGCCCGCCCGTATCCACCGCCGCCGCATGGATTTTCATTTTTGCGCCGTTATCGTGCAAGAATTCTTGTGACAGTAAGGAATCCACTTGCGCCCATGGCCCCGTCTGGGTGAGGTCTGCCGGATCCCCATAAATTTCCATCCAGTTGATCAGCCAAGACTCCTCGTCAACGCCCCAGCCCTTCACCGCAACAGCTAGTCGGTTGTCCTGAACGTCAATCCCAGCCGTCAGTAGCAGCACGCCGTCCGGACACGTGTTCAAGCGGTATTCTTCGCAGCGTTCCTGTAGGGCTTCCGCGCCGATCTTCGCGCTGTATTCCTCTTCCCACGTCTCCGCGAGAACGGTGTTCACCCATTCCTTGAGTCGCGGCGGGTCATTCTTGGCGTCAACGAATTCCGCAACGATTTCGCCCCACGACTTCCAACCTAGCGGGGAGTACAGCGACGACAGGTGAAACGATTGCGTCTTCCCATCGCTTTCCGCAGTTGCACGCCATTCCCCACGTGTCAGCATGTCCGTTTTATGGTGCTCCGGAATCAGACACCCACACGATTCGCACAGCAAACGCGCCGACTTAGGGTCGCCGTTGTCCCATTTGATATTAGCCCAGCGCATCCAATCCATGTGGCCACATTCAGGGCATGGGACGTAATACCTCTGCTGATCCCCCGCTAGATATTCGCGTTCAATCCGCGACTGATCTTTGATTGTTGGGGTGGAAACCAGATAGATTTTACGCCGCGCAAACGTCGTCGTGCGCCGTTCGGCAAGCTTTACAGGGTCGCCCTCCCCGTCTACATCCGACGGATATGCGTCAACTTCATCGCAAAACAGATACCGAATCGGCATAGAGCGCAGGCCAACCGCGCTATTTGCCCCCGTAAGCATAACAATCCCGCCCCTGAATTCCTTGGTCATCTGGGTGTTACCCGAATCACGTGACCGCGACTCGGCAATAATTTCCCGAAGCGCGGGCGTTTCTTCGATCATTGGCGCGATACGCTGCTTTGAAACCTTCTTTGCCAGTTCAACAGTCGGCTGGACAATCAACATAGGCGCGGGGCTATGGTGCGCCGCATACCCAAACCAATTAAGGCCCGTTTCAGTCTTTCCGATCTGCGCCCCAGCCATAAAGACAACGCGCTGTGTCGGATCCGACGACGACAAGGCGTCCAGAATCTTCCGCAGGTACGGAGTGCGGCTCGTGCGCCACTTGCCAGCCTCGGCAGAGGCCTTTTGTGACAAGACTCGGTACTCGTCAGCCCATTCGGACACCGAAAGAACGGAGTCCGGTTTCAGCCCTTCGAAGAACCCAGCGCGGAAGATGTCAGATCCTGTGGTCATGCCGCCCGCCCACTAAAGACCGTGGCACAAGTGTCCGCACCGAACAGATACCAGCAGCAGTTATCCATCCCGCTTGTGCCGTTTTCCATCCAAGACACGCGGCCAACGGTTACGATTCGCTGGCAGTACGGGAGGTATGGCGCAGCCTTCGCCGTGTGCATCCAGTCGGCATCAAACAGAAGCCATGTCGGTGCCTGAACCCTCAAAGCGTCAATCATTGCGTGAAGAGTTTCACGCTCCCAAGGCGGGTTCGTAATAATCATTTCCGTTTCAGGGAGGCGATTTCCGAAAAACAGGATATCCCGCGTATCTATCCCATCCGCTTGCGGTTCAATATCGCAGGCATAGCCGCAACGATGCCCAAATTTTTCCAAATGCCTGACTAACCGGCCATCCCCAGCGCACGGCTCAATGAAATGCGTTTCGGGCGGTAAATATGGCAACAGCGGAATTACTGCGGCCTCCGGTGTAGGGTAATAATCCCGTGGGTTCCTATCGAAATTTGAACGCTTTCCCAATTAATCCTCCTAAATTATTGAAATACCTACGCAGTAAATAAGACCGCACCAGCGAAACCGCCGTCAAAATCAGGCCAAGCTCAAACTGCCCAGCCGTTGAAATCTGAATATTGTTCCACCAATACCAGAGCGCAGCGGTTCCAGTTGCGATCAAATACCCAATCAGAACGTTTGCGCCCGCCTCAATTGCGGACATGGTGCGCGACTGGCGGTTACTCATTCTGCCCCCCAGCCAATGCCTCCAAAGCTTGGCGCAATTCTGCGGTGAGTTTTGCGTGAACCTCTGCCGCATCAGACAGCCCAGCCAGTTCAGCAGCCAATCGGTCCGGTATGTTCATAATGTTATCGCGGACCGTGCGGCCAACCTTGAACGCCTCGTTTTTCACGTCAGCCGATTCGACGTACTTTCCAGACTCGATTTCAAATTTAAGCTTGGTTCGTTCGGCGGTGTAGGTCTCTTTCATCAAGATAGCTTCGGCCAACGTCCGCTTGGCGTCGTCCGGTTGTTCATCAGGACGTGGAACATCTGGCTTGATAAACGGCTGTGGCCTCGGTTCGGGTTTGCGAATATCAGAGCCCGTGCGTCGCTGCTCGTGCTGGGTGTTTCGTTCCCATTCTTGCATTGCAACAATAGGATCAATCTTCGGGCATTTGCCAGCCGCGTTGTATTTCACCGAATTGACTAATCGACCAGATTTGATGGCCTTCTGCACCGCAGTCGGTGAGACTCCCTTGATACCCGCAAACTCTTTT